GAAGCTGTCATCGGCGTTGTAGAGCTGGACGCCGTTGCCACCCACGTTGGCGTCGTAGGTGGTGTTGTCGGCGATGGTCGGCGAGTTGACGGTCACCATGTCTTGGAGGCTTGCACCGCCAGCGGCCTCCACGTTGCCGTCCCAGTCAACCGTGAGGGCGTTGGAGCGGGCGATGTTGCTGCCGTTGCCGATGATTACTGCGCTGGTGCTGTCCTCGACGTTGTAGCGGCCTAGCGCGGTCTGGGCGTTGCCAGCAGCGATTGTGCCTGTATTCTGGGCATGAGATGCCCGCCCGTTCGCTGCACTCTTACGCCCCTCGGCATGCGAGCACTCGCCTTCTGCCTCCGTCATTTCTCCTTCGGCGTGGGAGATGTAGCCGCCAGCAGCCGTGTTAAAACCTTCCGCGTAGGAGATTCCACCTCTAGCACCACAAGAACAGCCAACGACAACGGAGCTTGGGCCATTGACGGTGCCATTCCTTGTTCCTACCGTGTAAGACTTAGCCAAACTGTCATCGGTATAGTAAGTGACCACAATCCAGCTCCCGTCTTGTGGAGCCGTATCAAACGTGATGGTCTTGGATGACAGCGTGTATTGCTCTGTGGCCTCTGAGTCTACAAGCACACTCACAATGGAGACCACGTTACATGACAGCGTAAACGCCGTCGTGTGCCCGTCTCCGTAAAAATCTTGGGTAATCATCGCTTGGCCGCTCGCGTCGCGCAGGTCGCTCACATGGAAGTAGGTACGGCCCTCCTTGTCCACAAGCTGCAAGCTGTGGTAGTCCAGCGCCACGCGGCTCTCTCCGCTGCGCCCAATCTGCGCGCCGTCCGTGCCGAACCTCGCCACGATGTTCTCGGCGGCGTTGCCCGCGCCGTCGAAGAACGCCACGGCCCCGTCCGTGAAGCTGGCCAGCCACGTCTCAGCGTCCCGCAGCAGGATGCCGTATGCGTTGAGCAGGATGTTGCGCCCGCTCGCAGCCGCCACGAACTCGTCCTGCGTCACCTCCGTCACGTGCGCGCCGCCGCCGTCCGTCCAGAAGTGCATGTTCACCGCCGACGCCACGCGCTGTGCCGCAGCGGCTATCCCGCTCGCCGCCGCAACGTCCGCAGCAGCGCGCTTCACCGCAGCCTGCACGGGGGCGATGGCCGACGCCACCGCGCGCATGCCAACCGCTGGGCTGCTGGCGTTGCCCGTGACGCTCACCTGCCCGCCGCCGATGGCGTAGGGCACGGTGTCACCCTCCTGCGCGTCGGCGTAGCAGCCTCCGTCCACGGGCGTGTCGAAGTCGTTGCCCGGTAGCCTGAGCCACGCGGTGCCGTCATCGTCCATGCGGACGAACGTGGCGGTGCCCGTCTGCGGCACGTCCTGCGCGCGCCCGCCGAGCGCGCCCCTGAGCGCGTCCGCGAGCCGCCATGCCACGCGCCCCTCTAGCTCTGCCATAGGGCCACCTCCTCCTCTGCCTGCTCGGTCACGCTGATGCCGTGGCCGCACGCGAGCGACTGGCGCGTGACGCGCAGGTCGCCGACCATGCCGACGGACGCCAGCGAGCCGTGCACCACGTCCCCCACGGTCACGTCGGGCCACCACTCGCGGGAGTACCCGTGGGCCACGCCCACCGTGGACTCCTCGCGCAGGCGCCGCACGCAGTAGCCGTAGAGTGTCTCGCCGTCCACACGCACGGGGCGCCCGTCGTAGGCGTCCACGTTGTAGCCCCGCGCCACCGTGGACGTGGGGCTGTCGGGGTCGTCGTTGACGGCCACCTCCAAGAGCGCGCCCTGCGCCGCGAGGTAGCGGTTGGGCACGCCCGACAAGTCCAGGTCGTGAGTGACGCCCGGGTGCATGAGCCGCGCGCCCGTGTCGTCCAGCGCCAGCGCGGGCGTGATCGGCCTGCGGCGCACCGCCACGGACCCGTCCCCCGCCAGCCGCAGGCAGTACCCGCCCGCGTCCAGCACGGCGCGCACCGCGTCCAGCACGGGCGTGCCCGCGTCCCAGACCACGTTCTGGCCCAGCACGAATCGACCCTCCACGGTCACGGGCGCGGCCAGCACGGCGCGCAGCATGCCCGCGGCGTAGGCGGCCCCGTCGGCGCCCGACGGCGCGTAGGAGCCGCCCGCCAGCCGCTCGGTCTCCGCTGGGCGCAGGACGCTGTGCCCGACCACCTCGCGCAGCTCGCCGCCGCGGTCGCTGGTGGTGCGGGTGGCCTCGCAGAGGAGCGTGGCCACGTCCATGCGCTCGGTGGCGCCGTCCTGGGTGGCCCACAGCGCCACGCGGTAGTAGCCGGGCGCGAAGTCCCCCGCGCCGTCCACGGTCATGCGACCGCGCTCCAGCGTGGGGGACGTCCAGTCGCGCTCCACGCCCACGGCGGTCACGCCGCCCAGCTCCTCGGCGTCGGCCCACGTGCGCGGGTCGACGCGGCGCACGCGCCACCGCGCGGAGTAGCCGCGGGTCCAGTCCATGGGCTACACCCCCTCGGTGACGGTGGCCAGGAAGTCGGCGGGCATGCCCACCTCGCGCGTGGAGAGCGCCACAGACTCGGCGGCGTTGCTGTGGGACGCGCCGAGGTCAGTCACGTCGACGTTGGCCGCGTAGCAGCAGCCGACGGGCGTGCGCACCAGGCACGCGGCGGGGCGGCGCCCCAGCTCCCGCAGGGCGGCGGCGCTGGCCGCGTCCTCGACCAGTATCAGGTCGGAGCGCACGGAGCCGCTGCGCCGCACGGCGGGGTTCCAGTAGCCGTCCGTGTCGCCGCTCAGCTTCTCGCGCGCCTCGAAGTCCTTGGCGTAGCCGTCGGACAGCTCGAGGTTGTACGGAAGCTCCACATAGGCCATGCCGTGGTCGCCCATGTAATCCACGCGGGCCACGTTCACGGCCAACGCGTACGGGTAGTCGGCCCACGCCACGTCCCCGTCGGCGGTGCGCGTGGCCACGCGGTAGGCCAGCCCAGCGCCGCCGTAGGGCGCGTAGGGGTCAACCACCACGGAGCCGTCCACCGCGTCGGACGCCACCAGCTGGGCGCCGTCGGGCGTCACGCGGTACACGTCGTAGCGGTCGGTGCCCACGGCGCCGTCGGGCGCGGCGATTGCCAGTGACGCCGATATGGAGCGGATGCCGTCGGCGTCGGTCACGTCGGAGACCTCCAGCGTGCAGCCGTCGGCGGGGACGGCCTGATGCGCCCACGCCACGGACAGCCCGCACTCTGCGGCATCGGAGACCAGCCCCGTGGTCGCGTCGGTCGCGGTGGCCGTCAGCTCGTAGGACGCACCGTCCCACAGGTCGAGCGACTCGGGCAGGGTGACCTCCGCGGTGAGGGACGGCACGTCCCCGTCGCGCGGCGCCCAGTCCTGCGCCGTGGTGCCCTCGGTGACCATGACGCGCACGGCGTCGGTCAGCTCGTCGGGCCATGCCTCGCCCTCCGGCTCGCGCCTGAGCGCAAGACGGGGCGTCGTGGCCGTGGTCGGCGTCCACGTGAGCGGGCCAGCCGCCCACGCCACGCAGTCGGTCGGCACGCACGCGCCGTCCGCGTCGTAGGCGTAGAGCGCCACGCGCCACGCGTCGGCGGCGGTGAGCGCCACGCGGTAGGTCGTGCCGGGCGTGACCTCCACGGCCTGCCCCGCGGTGAGCCGCACGGCGCCGCCCACGGCGGACTCGTCGCCCATGCGCGCGAGCACCACGCCCGTGTCGGAGTCCACGACGTCCTCCTCTTGGAACGCCCCGCGCTCCCAGTATGCGGGCAGGTTGGTGCAGAGGTTCGCGCTCGCCGCGCCAGCCGTCCACGTCGGCGTCACCACGTCGGCCCAGACGGTCTCCCCCTCGGGCTGGTCGCGCAGGTGGTCGGGGAAGTCCCCCGCCGCCCCCGCCGCGCGCAGCACCATGGCCACGCTGGACGGCGCCGAGCACCGCAGCGTCACCGTGGCGGGCTGGGCGGTCACGGGGTCCGCGTAGCACGCCAGCCGCGGCGCGTCGGCCACGCGGACGGTCACCGCGTCGGATTCCGTCCAGTCGGTGCCGCCCGTCTTGACGCGCACCGCGAGGGTGAGCGTGGTCGCGGTGCCGACCTTGGCCAGCACGGTGGCCGCGCGCACGTCGTACGCGCCGCGGGCGTCGTAGCCCGTGGTGATCACCTTGGGCGCGCCGACGGTGGTGCGCTTCCCGCTGGTGACGGGCTTGCCGCACACCAGCTGCCACCACGTCTGCGTGGCGGCCGCCTCCTCGTCCACGTCCTCGCCCGACGCGGGCTGGAACGTCCACGTGAGCGGCAGCGCCGAGCCGCGGGCCACCGACGCGGGCGCCCTGAGCGTCACGGAGTCTGGCGCGGGGGGAACCTTGGTGACCTCCTCCTCCTCGTCACCGGGCGTCGCAGGCTCGGCGGCGGTGGTGGCTTCGGTGCGGCCCGACCAGGCGGAGTACGTGGTGCGGTCGTCGGTCTCGAGGTAGCGGCGCGCGTTGACCCAGTAGGTGGTGGACGGCTTCATGCCGCGGATGTAGACGACCTGCTGCGCGCGCCACCGCTTCTGGCCGTCGCGCGTGTACTCGGTCTCCTCGCCGTGCCACGTGAATCTGAACTCGTCGGGCTGCTGCGTGGAGCGCCACGCGTCGTAGTACTCCGACCACGTAATCACGGTGCCAGTGTTGTGATTGTTCTCGTCGTACTGGAGTGTCACCTTGAGCGCCGTGCCGTCCTTGCTGGCCTTGACGCTGAGCACCTTCATGTCGTCGTTGCTCGCGCTGGGGCTGTGGGTCTCCAGCGCGGTCAGCTTGTAGGGCTTGGAATAGCGATAGAAGAGCGCTTCGTGCTCGTTCCACGTCTTTATGCGGATGTACGAGTACTTGTCCAGCAGCGGCTTCACGTCCGACACCGTGCACGCCAGCGCGGTGCATTCGCCGTCGTCCACCACGTTCATGTCCTGCCAGTCCGCGTCCGCGGGGATTGCCGCGGCGGTCTTGTAGTCGCAGCTCACCAGCTTCTCGAGCCGCACGCCGTGGACGGGGAACTGCGGGTACTTCTCCCTGTCGTTCTTGGTGTCCACGTGCACGGTGACCTTGCCCGTGGCGGCCTTGCTCGGGGTCTCCACGCGCCGAATCTCGGGCTCACGGGGATAGCTCACGTAGTGCGTGCGCGACTCGGGGTCGCTCTTGCCCCAGAAGCCGCGGGTGACGGCGCTCACGGTCACGCGGACGTACTGGCCGTACTTGAGCCGCATGCGGTCGGAGACGTCCCAGCCGACGGACGCGGAGCCGCCGCGCGAGACGCGCCCGTGGCTGACGGCACTCTGCTTGGTCGAGCTGTCGTAGACGGTGCGCGTCCACCACGCGCTGTGCGCCTCCTGCATGTTCTCGCCCTTGGGGCACGTGACCTTGCACGACACGTTGCCGCCCGCCTCGTCCTGCACGAGGGCGGAGATGGTCGGCTTGGCGGGCTTGGCGAACGCGTTCTGCGTGATTACCTTGGGGCCGTCCCCCTTGCGGTTGTAGTAGTACACGCCAACGCGCACGAGCTTCAGCAGCCAGACGGACGCGACCTCCTTGGTGGTCGAGCCGCCGGGGTACATCTTGTCGCGCGTCCAGACCTCATTGGGGAACTGAGCGGGGGTCCAGCTGTTGAGGTCGAGCGTGAACTGCGTGAGGGACGTGTCCGCGCGGCGCTGGTAGAAGTTGCGCCGCAGCCTCTGCTTGGTGTTGCTGGCGTTGACCAGCTCCACGTCCCAGACCACGCCGATGCCCTCGGCGCGGGCCTTGCTGCTGCCGGCCGTCGCGGCGGATGGGTTCTTCCAGATGACCTTCATCTGCCTGCTGCCGCCCGTCTGGCGAATGGGGCAGCTCACGTAGGTGGGCCGCGCCGTCGGCTTGGCGGTGATTGCCACGTCTGCCATGGCTACCTCCCTAGTATCCGATGAGCTGCAGGCGGCGCGCTATGGCGTCGGCCACCTCGTCGGGGCCGCTCACGCCGTTCACGGTGATGTTGATGGGCGACTTCTCGCGCATCGTCTCGCCCGCCCACTCGCCGACCATCTGCGCGAAGTCTCGCCCGTAGTGGCTCGTGAGCGGCACGATGGCCTCGGGGCCGCGCTCCCCCACCACGTCGAGGGGGACGCCGCTGCCGTACTTGCTGGCCACGCGCACGCCGCCCTCGGCGTGCCTGCGGATGCCGCCCCACGCGCCGCCCGTGGACGGCTTGCCAGTGGTCTTGTAGTTGGTCGTGACGCTGATGGTCTTGCTCGTCATGTTCTTGACGGCGTTGATGGTCTCCCAGATCTTGTCCTTGGCGCTGCCGATCGCGTTGCCCGTGACCGACACGTCCACGCTCTTGGAGGACAGGCTGCTGATGGCGTCCTTGGTCTTGCCCACGGCGTCCCTGCCCGTGCCGTCCACGCCGTTGCCCCTCACGGTCACGTCGGCCCTCTTGTCGTTGAGCTGGGCGTTGTTGTACCGCTGGAAGCTCGACACGGAGCTGTCCGCGGCCTTGCTGGTGCTCTTGGCCACGCCGTCCATGCTCTTGGACGCGGTGTCCTCGGCGCCCGCAAAGAAGCCGCCCAGGTTGGACAGCCCCTCCTCGATGCTGCCGATGGGGTCGGCAATGAAGTCCCCGACACCCTGGAAGAAGTCCAGCACGCCCTGGAACGCCGTCTGGATTGCGGCGGCCACGTCCGGGGCCACCGACTCGATGCCCGCGAGCAGGCCGTCGATGAGGGCCTTGCCCGTGTCGAGCAGCATGGTGCCGATGTCACCCAGCGTGGAGAGCAGCCCGTCGGGGAAGAAGTCCGCGAACCACTGGCGTAGCTGCTGGCCCTCCTCGGAGGAGCCAGTGATAAGGCCGCCCATGAAGTCCTTGGCGGCGGAGAGCATCTGGCCCGCGGCGTTGGCCACGTAGCCGATGACCTTGCCGATGGTCTCGCCGATGCGGGACAGCCACGTGGGGCCGTTGGCCGCTATCGCGCCGACCATGCCGGAGAGCATCTGGCGGCCCGCCGCGAGGACGGCGGGGGCGTTGGCCGCTATGAACTCCGTGACGGAGGACACCAGCGCGGCCACGTGGTCGGGTATCTCGGGCAGGATGGACGTGACGGCGTTCATCAGGCCCGAGAACATCTGCACGGCGCCCTCGGCCACCATGGGCGCGTAGGTCACGAGGGCGTTCACGGCGCCCTGCGCGAGGGTGCCGACCACCTGCTCGACCTGTGGCCCGAGCGTGGTGATGGTCGTGCCCGCGGTGGAGAGCAGCGAGGAAAGCTGCGCCTGCACCTGCGGCCACGCCTGCTGGACGGCGGACACGATGCTGCTCACGAAGCCGCCGACCGCGCCCATGGCGCCGCCCGAGCCATCGTCACCGAACAGCATGCCCACGAGGTCGATGTTGCCCAGCGACGCGAGGGACGCGGTGGCCGCCTGCAGCGCGTTGCCGATGGCGCCCATGGCCTGCGACACCAGCGCGGGGCCGTTGGTCGTGACGTACTCCAGTCCGAGCCGCATGGCCTCGCCCGCGGCGCCGACCATGTTCTGCGCGACGGTTGCGACCTCCTCGGTCACGTTGCGCAGCAGGCCGCCCTCGCGGCGCCCCGTCTCCTCGTCCACCACGCCGAACACGCCGTCCATCAGGTCGTGGACGCGGGCGCCGATGTCGGCGTCGGGCTTGCCGAACTCCAGCACGAGGTTCTGCCACGCGGCCTTGGTCGCGGCGATGCTGCCCTCGATGGTCCCCATGGCCTCCTTGGCCGTGGTGCCCGCGATGCCCTGCGCCTGCTGAACCTGCTGGATTGCCGTCACCACGTCGGAGAACGACTCGATGCTGAGGTCGCTCGCCTCGCCGTTCGCCGCGCCCCATTCGTTGGCGTCGGCGATGAGCCGCTCCATCTCGGCCTTGGTGCCGCCGTAGCCGAGCTTGAGGTTGTCCAACATCGTGTAGTTGCCCTTGGCGAACCCCTGGAACGCGTTCGTGACGCTCTGCGCGTCCGTGCCGAACGTGTTGATGTTGTCCGAGATTGCGCGCATGGCCACGTCGGTCTGCGCGGCGGCGGCCTCGGTGTCGCCCTTCAGGCTGTTGATGAGCGACGCCGAGAAGCTGGTGGCCTGCTCCATGTAGGTGTTGGCGTCCATGCCCGCGGTGCGCCACGCGTTCTGCGCGTTGCGCATCACGAGGGCCTGCGCGCGCTCGTTGCGCTCGTAGTCGGCCTGAATCTGCTCCACGGAGCTGTGGACGCTCTCGGCGTACGCCTCTATCTCCATGCCGGAGTTGCCGTAGAGCTTGGCCACGCCGCCCTCGAGCTGCTCGAAGCTCGCATACGCGTCGAACGCGGCCTTGCCGAAGTCGACCACCTTCTTCACGACGAACGCCTGCCCGACCATCTTGGCCACCTTGCCAAGCGTGGTCTTGAGTCCAGCCGCGAACGACTCGCCGCTGGCCTTGCCCGCGTCCTTGCTGGCCGACTCGTCACCGAGGGCCGCGCCGATCTGCTTCTGCACGCCGTCCATCTCGGGTATGACGGTGACGTAGGCCTCGCCCAGCTCGATTGGCATGGAATCACCTCCCGGTGATGCTCTCTTCCCACCACGCGTCGAAGTCACCTATGCGCATAGGCGTGCCACCGACGTGCGTGGTGCTTTTTCTCTTGTCCCATGGGCGCGGGTACGGTTTGGGCCTGCGGTGCCTGCCCGTCATGATGCCCGCTATCCTGCTGCCCATGGCGTTGACGGCGTCGAACACGTCCGCAAGCAGGACGGCGTCCATGCGCCCCTGCTCCCATGCGGCCATCTCGGCCTCGTCGGGGTGCAGCTCCAGCCACAGCGCGCAGTCGGCGCCCATGTATTGCACGAAATGGCGGAGCGCCCGATAGCTGAGCGCCCCGCCGATGTCGTCCAGTGTGTACCGTGTCTTGGTTAGGAGGTCGTACTCCAACGCCCCGCCATGCTCGCACACGAGCTCAGCGAGGCCGACTATTCCCCCAGGTCGACCCCCGCGTGCTCCTGGCTCTCGCGCTGCCACTCGGCCACGAGCGCGTTGCGCTCCCCGAGCGTCAGCTCGGCCATGACCTCCGCGGGGATGAACTCGGAGAAGAAGTCGGTGAGCACGCGCTCGCCCTCCTCCGGGTCGTCCAGCGAGCGGCCCAGCTCGCGCACGCGCTGCGGCGTGAGCGAGTAGAGCAGCGGGACGTGGTAGGTCTCGCCGTTGGCATGGATTACCTCGAGCGTCGGACGCTCGCCCCCGATGGTGACCGCCATGGCTACGCCTCGTCCTTGTCGTAGAAGTGGATGGACTCGCCCGTGCCGTCGTCCAGGCAGTCGACCTCGATGGGCAGGCGCACCACGTCGCCCGCGGAGAAGGTCACGTCCAGGCCGCTGGTCACCTGCCCGTTGGGCACGAGCAGCAGCATGGCGCGGTCGTCGCTGTCCTTCATCTTGACGGCGAAGGCGCGGCGCGGCGGGAGGTGCGAGCCAATCTTCACGTGGATGTTGGTCACGTCGTTCGCGGTGGTCTTGGTGACGTTCTCCTCGCCCACCAGCATGCACCAGCCGTCGTAGTCCGCCTGGATGAGGGTGAACGCGACGGTGCCCGTGAAGTCGTTGAGCAGGGTGCGGACGCTGGACTTGTTCCACTCCTTCACGGTGGTGGTGTCGTACTCGGTGGTCAGCGTCAGGCCGTCCTCCGAGACGTAGCCCGTGCCCGTGAACTGCGTGATGGCCGTAATGGCGTCGTCGAGCGTGGCGGGGATGGTGGTGATGACGTCGCCCACAAGGACGGCGCCCGTGGTGCCATAGTCGGCAAGACCGACGATGACGTCGTGGGTATTCTTGGGCATAAGCGCCCCTCCTTAGTCGTAGACCCGCGCCACGAGGTCGTACACGCCCTGGTAGCGCGCCGACCCCTCGGCGGGGAAGTTGTAGATGCTGTTCGTCAGCACCAGACGGACGGGGCCGCTGCCGCACAGCTCGTGCATGGCGGCGTCCACGTCCTCGGACAGCGCCAGCGCCTCGGCGCGGGTCGGCGCCCAGCTCTGGACGGCCAGCTGCGGTCGGTCGATGATGCCGTGCTCGGTTCGCCCGCCGCCCGTGCGCTCCACGGTCACGAAGGACGCGGGGCGCTCCGCGGGAACGTCCCCATGGACGGGGACGGCGAGCATGGCGCCGAGCGCGGAGACCACATACTCCTCCACGTTCATGCGCGGACACCCCCTAGCGCTTTCAGCAGCGTGTTGTGGCGGGAGTTGTCGAGGATTGAGCCGAAGTCGGTGGTCTTGATCATCCCGTGGCAGCGGTTCAC